CTAGTTATCATTTTTATATAAACTATCGAATACAGCGTTTATTTTTTCTTTATCCTGATCTTCAAGTTCTCGAACAATATGAAGATAAGTAGACATTGTAGTTTCTAAACTGCTATGTCCTAACCGTTTTGATACGCTAAGTATATTTACTCCTTGATAAAGTAAAATAGATGCATGTGTATGCCTTAGTCCATGCAAAGTAAATTGCTTTTCAATCCCTAATTCTTTTAATTTTTTGCGCAAATATTTGCTGACGGCGTTTGATGAAACTAATCCATTTTTTAAGTTGAAAAAAACAAAATTATGAGGGTTTTTAACTTCAAAATTCTCGAATAATTCTTTTTGATTGATTTTAAACTTTTTTAAGAGATCAATCGTATGTTTATCAATGGAAATTTTCCTATTTGAAGTTTCGTTTTTTGTTTTTCCCCATTCATTTAATTTATAATTCCATGTTTTATTGATAGTGATGATTTGATCTTCGAAATCGATATCTTCCCATGTTAATCCTAGAAGTTCAGCAAATCGCATTCCAGTAGCACCAGCAACTAACACAAGCATAGGAGAAGAGTACTGTGCAGAAAGGTTTTCTTCTACGAGTTTCATTAAAGATTTAAATTGATCATAATCTAAATATTTATCTTCTTTTGGCTTCAATGAATCTTTTCCTTTAATTACTGCTTTTCTAGTTGGATCAAACGGAATTAATCCTTCTTCTACGGCATCTTTCAACGATGCTCTAATATGATTATTAAACTTAATAACGGTGGATTTTACATGGTCTTTCGCATACTTATTTAAAAAGCGTTGATATCCAACTCTATCTAAATCAGAAATCAATACCGCTGGCATATATTTCTTTATGTTCATTAACGTATCTTCGTATTTTCTATAAGTGATAGGAGATACTGTTCCTTCTTTATAAAGTTGCATCCAATCCTCAAAGTAATCTGATAATAATAGATTTTTGCGATCCCCTTTAAGGCCTTTGTTCAAGTTATATTCTAATTCGTTGGCGGCATCTTTTGCTTCGCCTTTTGTCTTAAATCCTGATTTTCTTATCTTCGTGTATTTTCCGTCATCTTTTTTGTATGAAATTTCGTATTGCCAACTATTTCCACGTTTGACTAATCTTGCCATAATTGAATCAGCTCTCTTTCTCTGATACAATAGGAACTATAAAGAAGCCTATCGTATAGGTTTGTTTTTTCATAGAACACGCTTGCTTTGGACGGTGGGCGTGTTTTTATTATTTGATCAAAATAGTATAATTAAAGTTTAAGGACATGCCACTCAATGGATTTTTAACTTGCATCGAATTAACTGCTATATCTATGATTTCATAATCCATTTCTTGTAACCCATGTAAAATAGTATTTAAAGTATCATTTAGTTTATCGTCCATAGAAGAAACTGCACTGCTGCTAATTTTTCTTTGGATATTGAATGACACAGATTGTACGTTACCTCTTTTAAAACTTGAAGCATAGTCTAGAACGTTTTCTATTAATGCTTGTTGAGTTTTAGATGCTTTTGCCATAATAATTCTCCAATATTTAATATTTATTTTTTAGTAACTTCATAGTTAGCTACTTTATTTGTAATAATGGATCCATCTTCATTATTATTATCGTACTGAACAAGATTTATAGTATGTCTTCCTGGAGTCAAATATTTTTTTGTTAAATCCAAAGTAGATTGTCCAGTTGACAGCTGTTCTTTAGAAGATAGTGTTCCATCTATATAAATATAGGATAATTTATTTCCATCTAACTCGCTAACATCCATGCCAATCTGCATTACTTGTGTATCTCCATCATCAAAAATAGTAAGAGTTTCTCCATTTTCTGTTGTACCTCCAGGACCAGATAAATACATTGTTCCAGTTCCTTGATCTTCGGAAGGTAAATCTTTTTTTGATTCAGCAGAACTAACAGTAGTAGATTCTGAAGTTTTTGAACTACTATTTGCACTTGAATAATTATCCGAACTACCACACGAAGCTAATGACAAAGCAGCAAGAATAACTAAAGGGATAAATTTCTTTTTCATTTTTACTCATTCCTCACTTCTTGTTATAATATATTTGTGATCTCAGAAATGAGGTATGAGTCCGTGTTGCAGCACGGGCTTTTTTCTTTATAACTTTTTTAGAGATTATAGGCAAAATAGTAGGGCATAAAAATATGTTATTGAATTCCGTATTTAGAAAATCCTAATTGAACTTCACCGGAAGTCTTTTGCTGTGTTGTACGCAATGCTTCTTCTTCAGACATTCCATTCTGTACTTTCCATGCAACAGGCGACATCCCGTATTTGTTAACAAAATCAGTAAGTGATAAAGTGTCAGCGTCTTGCTGAGCGCTTGTTTGTTGGGATTCTGGATTTTGTTGAGATGCTGCTTGTTGTTCTTTCTGATCTTGACTGATAATATTGCCAGCATCATCTGTAGTCAATCCATTTTCATAAAGGGCCACGCCGAAAGCTTCCCACTCTTTGTTGGACCAATTTGCACGATCAGCTGGAGTTGACTGTAAAGTGCGTTGTTTCATCTGTTCATATGTTTCTTCTTGAGGTGCGGTTTGGATTGTATCCTGACTGGAGCTTATAACTGTTGGGCTAGGTTCCGCCGTAGCTTGGTTGGAGCTTGTAACTGTTGAACTAGAATCTGTCTTAGATGTAGATTTGCTAGTAGAGGAACTGGTTTCAGTTGCTTCTTTTGTTTTACTTACTTTTGTTTCTTGGTTAGAAGTGGCATCTGTTGATTCAGCTTTTTTATTATTTGAACAAGCTGAAAGTAGCAGAGCAGTACTTAACAACAACATAACGCTAACTTTTTTCATTTTATAATTCCTCTTTCTCGTTGTAATATGTGTGCTAACACGGGCTTTTTTATATAAGGAAACGATAAGCGCTTTCTGGAAGTCCGTAAAGATTTTTTAATTCCTCGATTTTTCTAGGATATTGATCATTGTCTTCTTTATAAAGAGAAACAATGAGATTAGCAGCAAAGCAATTAGCTTCGCTTTCAGATTTGCTTCTAGATGTTCTTGTTGATACGTAATAGCTAGATAAGCCACGATGAAAAATAGCATGACCTAATTCGTGAGCGCAAATGTAGAATCTTTCCTCAGAGTCTCGCAGTTCATCATTTAAGAAGATTATTGCACGACCTCTAATTTCTTGAAACTGTCCTTTGGGATTTTCGATAAAAGGAACGTATTGAATTTTAATGCCCATCTTTCCACAAATATAAAAAGGATTAGCGGACTGGTATTTCCGCTTCAACTCCTCGACTAAATTAATCGTATCCATCTCCATAAGCTCACATCTTTTTGCCTTTTTCTTTGTCTTCTTTCACAATATCCCAGAAAGTCGCTATCAGGATATCTTTTACGCGCTGTATTTGTTCGGGTGTCAATGTTTCCCCACCATAAGACATATTAACATTTGAGTCTAGTAGTTTATCAAGTTCAACCACTTCCTCTTTTGTTGCCCAGTCAGGAACTTGGTTTCTACCGAGTAAATAATCAGTAGTTACATTAAAATAATCTGCTACAAGTTGTAGTCTTTTAGTACTAGGAGTTCTATTTTTCCATTGATAAATCGTGTTTTTAGGTATATTTAATTCTTCTTCCAGTTGAGTTATACTTATACCTCTTTTATGAGCTAATTCCTTTATTCTATCTAGTAAATTCATTTTCGCACCTCACAAGCTACGAAAACACTAATAAAAAAATTAGTTAAAGGTGTTGACAACTAATAAAAGTGTTAGTATACTGTTTTCGTAAGCTAAAATATTAGCTAAAAAGACTTGATAACTAGTAAACACTTCACGGTCGGCAAACTCTGAAATGTAAATTACTAGGCATTTCTGTGTCTTATTTAGCTATGTCTATATACTAATAAAAATATTAGTTATTGTCAACGAATATTAGCTAATTTTTTAGCTTACAGATTATTTTTTTTAGAAAGGAGTTATTTTTATGTCTGAGAATTTGGACTTAAAAATTCGAGCGGAGATGAGAAAAAGAAGAATGACTTTCAAAGAACTAGCTGCGCTTGTTGGTATTTCAGGAGCTTATTTATCAGATATTCTAAACGGCAATCGTGATGGAAAAAAAGCTAAAGAACACATAGAAACTGTAAAAAAAATATTAGGTATTCAATAGGAGGAACAGCTAATGCAATATCTAGAAGCAAAAATCCCAATTCCAGAAGGCTATGTAATTATCTCCCAAGTGGATTATGAGGAGTTAAAAAAAGCTGATGATACTGGTAGATGGATGACGTTGCCAGAAGTACTAGAACGGATTAACAGAAAATATGATTGGTTTACTTCTAGAGTTTTAAAGAACCCAAGATATAGAAATATTATCGATATCGAAAAAAACAAAAATGGATTTGTCTATTATCCAGTTGAAGGAAGAGACACATATCTATTTTTAAGAAGTAAAACACTTGAATTTTTAGAAACAAATTTTTCGGAAATCTTAAGGAGGTAAGCGGATGGGAAAATTTAATAGAGCACTAGTATTCAGCGCACCGCTAATCATCTACGCTTTAGGACTTTGGGGAAGCAGACAAGCGTTGATAGGAACGATTGTTTACATGGTTTGGATTTTTATGGGGCTGGATGAAGCTGAGTACAAAACAAAAAAGCCAGTCGGGAGGGACTGACTAATGAAAAAAAGTTTAATGACTATAAACGAAAAACAATTGAAAGAAAATTTTAATGATCTCATCAAAGAATTTGTAAAAGAAACTGGAGAATTTCCTAATCAAATTCATCTAGTTGCGGAGGGGCATAGCCAGTATCAAGCTGTGAAATTTGAGATGAAGAAACAAATCTATTGATTTTTAATTAATTATACCAAAAGGAGAGAAGAAATAATGCAAGAATTAGTAATTTTGAAAAATAAAGAAGCTGTGACTACGAGCTTGCAAGTAGCTGAAGCTTTCGAAAAGAAACATAAGCATGTGCTAGAAGCAATTGAATCAGTAAAAAGATCGGTCGAAAATTCGGCCAATGTTGAAGATGTGCTCAATTTTGAGCAGATGTTTGTAGAAGGAAACGAGCCGGACACGTATGGGAGAAGTCGGAGAGTTTTTTTCATGAATAGAGATGGATTTTCCTTGTTAGCTATGGGATTCACTGGAAGTAAAGCAATAAGTTTCAAACTCAAATTTATTGAAGCATTCAACGAGATGGAAGATGTCATTCGTAAAAATACTGTTCCTCAAACGATTGAAGACATGATGATCTACCAACTAGAAGAAATGAAAGATGTTAAAAAAGATGTCTCCATGCTTAAAGATACTATGCGAATTAGCGGACAACAAGAGTTTGAAATTAAGCAAAAAGGAAATATGAAAGTTATGGAAGTTTTAGGAGGTAAAGAAAGCCGAGCTTATGAAGAAATCAGCAAAAAAGTATTCTCAAAATTTTGGTCTGAATTTAAACGTACCTTTTCAATCCCAAGATATGGCGAGTTACCTCGTAAGAGATTCGATGATGCTGTTTCATTTATTGAAATGTGGTTACCAGAAACTGCGATCCGTATGGAAATTGATCAACTGAACAGACAACAGAGACTTTTTGGTGATGAAAATGAATAGAGCTGAAGCGCTAAGAATAGGGACGGTAATTGCTAATCGCTGGTGGAGACACAATAAACCAAGCATCCTAAGCCAACAACATATTGATAAGCAAAAAGCTTGGCAACAAATAAAAAAGTGACTCAGCCGGCAAGCATAGAGTCACAAAACAAAATATATCTAAGGAGAATTTTAGCATATGAATAAAGAACTTTCCACTTTAGATCAATATTTGACTGATTCTGAATGGGGCAAGTCGAATATCAAGGAAACAAATAATCGAAAAATCAGACGAAATCTTTTGACGAATGAAGAGCTAGCGTGCGATCAAGACGATTTGGGCAATTTTGTAAGTATTTGGGATCATGTTTACCTTATTCATCTATTAAAACATTCAAATAAACCTGAATATATTTATGTCATCGAAGATGGCTTGATTGACGCATTAGAAGAGTACGACAGAGATAACTTGATTGATATCTCTTATTACGGATCAGGTAAGAAATACATTGCTGAAATGGAGGCAGAATTTGATGAGTGAAAGCAAAGGGACATCGACTTTTGAAAAACTTTTTAGTCGCAAGTTAAATAAAATTCTCAAGAAAAAAGGAAATTTTGATTATTTATCTTGGGCTCACGCATGGGAGATTATGAAAAAGAATGATCCACAGGCAACGGTAACTATTAATGAGTACAAACACTACAGAGTTGTTTCTGGAACTCATCAAGACTTTCTTGTTGAGGAATACAAACCTTTTCTTATGGACGAAACAGGGACTTATGTATCTGTCTCAGTAACGGTTAAAGGACACACGGAAACCGAGTTATTTCCAGTTTTAGATTATCGAAACCAACCAGTTGTTAAACCAAATGCTATGCAAATCAATAACTCATTGAAGCGATGCTTTGTGAAAGCATTGGCTCTACACGGACTGGGATTATATGTATTTCAAGGGGAAGATATTCCAACGCCACCTAGAATCGATACAAAGAAATTAAACATGCTAGAGACGATTCTAGAAGCTTTCAATGAGCAGATGGGTAAAGATATGACCAAAACCTTAATCGAATATGTTAATGAGCAGACAGATAAATTAGGGCTCTTAGCTGATAACGTTGAAACTATTGAACAGTTAAGCTATGAGCAATGTGCCTTGATGGAGCGAGCAATAGCAGCTAAGAGAAAAGAATTAGATAAGAAGTGATATGAGTGTTTAAACCATTAATCGATTCATATTCTGCGGTTCTGAAAAAGTTCAAAGGAAAAGACATAGGTGCAACTATTAATGAAGAAGTGAACATCGAACGTTTGAAGACGATGTACGACGGCTACGATGGCGATCGAGTCATTGAAATTCGTTTTATTGATCCTAGACGTTTCACTGTACAGCAACGAAACTTCATCTATGCGCTGATAGGCGATATTTTCATCGATACAGGGATGCCAACGGACTTCTGGAAGGAATTCTTCTACTTTCGTTTTGAAGGTGTCACAGGGCGCAAAATAAGCCTCAAAGATGAATCGAATACGACTGTGAGTGATGCTAACGTCTTAGCAAACATTATCTTAGATTTCATCTTTGAACACCACATACCTTTCAAACAAGGATATGAGATTTTACCAGCGAATCAAGAGTATTACTTCTACAAATGTATTACAAAAAGAGTTTGTTGCATCTGTGGCAAAACAGGAGCTGATATTGATCACTTTGACAAAGCGCTGGGAAGACGAAAGCGCAAAGAAGTTGATCATTCAGAGTACACATTTGCAGCACTCTGCAGAATCCATCACACGGAGAAACACAAAATAGGTGTGACCAATTTCAGAAATAAGTATCAAATCAAAGGAATCAAGTTAAACCAGGAAACAATTAAGAAACTTAGAATAGGAGGGTAAAAAATATTGTCTGACAACAAACGCTACTACTATTTAAAACTAAAAGAGAATTTTTTCGATAGTGACGAGATGGTTCTCTTAGAAAGTATGCCAGATGGCTATATTTATTCTAATATTCTTCTCAAACTTTATTTAAGAAGTCTAAAACACGAAGGTAAGTTGATGTTTAATGACAGGATTCCATTTAACTCTACAATGCTCGCAACTATTACAAGACATTCTGTAGGAGTCGTAGAAAAAGCGGTACAAATTTTCCGTGATTTGCAGCTTATTGACGTATTAGATAACGGAGCAATCTATATGTCTGATATACAAAGTTTCATTGGGAAATCCTCAACTGAAGCAGATAGAAAAAGAGAATACAGAAAGAAAATAGAAGAGGCAAAACGGAATTTAATAACTGGAGGACAAGTGTCGGACAAATGTCCAGACAAAACTACACCAGAGTTAGAGATAGAGATAGAGAAAGATATAGATATAGATAAAGAAGAAAAGAAAGGTAAGTATTCTGACGAACACTTACGCCTTGCTAAAAAATTGCAAAGTAATTTAACTGAAGATTTTCCAAAAGAAATGAACAAAGTAGATATCGAAAAATGGGCAGACACAATCAGGTTGATTGAAGAAAGAGACAAAGCGTCTATAGAAGCGATTGAGTATGTGATCAATTGGCTACCGACAAATGAATTTTGGTTTGGAAATATTAGAAGTGCTAAGAAATTGAGAGAAAAATTTGAGAAGCTCAAATTCGAAATCAAAGCAGATAAGAAGAATCATAAAAAGCAAAGTCAAAAACTACAGTACAGCAATCCTAGTGAATATGACGACTTGCCAATTTAAAAAGGAGATGCATCACATGGAAAGCCTAGCAAATGCTATGGAGAAGCTAATAAGAAGAGTATTAGTGCAAAGTGGAAAATGTCCAGAATGTAGCGAACCTTTGTATAGTTGGCGAGCTAAAAATAAGGATGGTTCAGAACGTTGTAAACCCACATGCATGAGTTGTGGTTATAAAGCGTTACGTGTGAAAGAGGATATACAGACCGAACGGATATATAACGACAGCTTAAAAGCACGAGCGTTGAGTTTTTTTCAAAATGGTTCGGTATTAACAGATAAAACTTTGTTTAAATGCAAAATGGAGAATTATCACGTAGTGGACCAAGAAACGAAAATTGCTTTAGAAAGAGCTAAAAGCTATGTAAATGATGTCCTACTGAACCATCCTGCACATTTCATTCTATCAGGGAAATCAGGAAGCGGAAAAAGCCACTTGTCAATGGCGACAGCTTGGGAAATACTTGAGCGCTCAAATTATGACAAGAAAATACTTTTTATAAGCTATCAAGAGTTATTAGAGCAAATAAAGTTTTCTTATAACAATTCTGAACTGAGAAAAGAAATTGAAGGATCGCTTATAGCCGATATTAAAACAACTGATTTGGTGGTTTTTGACGATGTTGGAGCTGAATTAGGTAGTGGGGTATCAAATAGTAGACAGTTTACAAACAATACGTTAAACACGCTCTTGGAAGCAAGACAGAACAAGGCAACGATTATCACAACAAACTTATCTGGTCCTGAACTAAGAGAAGCCTACGGTGAAAGAATTGTTTCTAGGATATTTAAAAATTCAGAAGGTTATGCGCTGAAATTCCAACAAACAGCAGACAAGCGCATAAAACCAGTGAAAGGTAGTATCGCATGAATAAATATCGTAATCGAAAAACTATCCATCGAGGTATCAAGTTTGATTCTATCGCAGAAGCAGAGTACTACGATCTAGCTTTGTGGCAAGCGGAAGCGAACGGCTGGAAAGTAAAACTTCAGGAACGATTTGAGCTGATGCCGAAGTTTGAACTAGATGGAAAGAAGTATCGTAAGATCGAGTATATTCCCGACTTCACATTTTATAAAAACGGCAAACTAGTCAAAGTCGTAGATGTCAAAGGAATGCAGACAAAAGACTTTAAGATCAAGGCAAAGTTGTTTTGTCATAAATATCAAGTGCCGTTGATTTTAGCTAAAAAATATCGGAATACGTTCAAGGAAGAGCGTTTTTAACGAGGTGGTCCATCATGACAACAGAAGAAGTGATTCAAATGCGTATTCGAAGCCTTCAGCGTGAGATTGACGATCTGGAACGAACAAAGGCAGTGATGGTCAATGAAACGGCGAGAAAGGCGATCGATTTGCACATAGAGAACTTAAGAAGGGAAATTCGTAGATTGGAGGAATGAGCATGGATAAGAAAGCAGCAATGAAAAGAATTGCTGAATTAACCAAGTCAGAATCTTGGCAAGAAGACAAAGAAATAGTTGCAGAAGTCCAAAAGCTCGGCAAATCAATGTGGAATGAAAAGCCCAAACGGAGAACGCCGAGAAAAATTGCAATCTGGCATGGTGATCGAATTCTAGTAACAGGTACTGCTGAACAGTTATCTGAAATTACTGGATTAAGCAAAAACATTATCTGGGATAGAGCTAGGAGCTTATGGATTGATTCAAAGGGACGACAGTTTAGGTATGTGGAGGAGAAATAATGGATCTCATTACACAATACAGTGACATCATCCTCAAAAAAATCATGATGAAGATTCAGAAAGACAAAAAATCAAAAGAACGAGCGGAATTAGTTAAGTTGGAAATGGCTGAAACAGGAGCAGGAGTGCGAAGTAGCAGACATTGGAAAGCAGCAGCAAACATTGAATTCTATTACAACGAAATTCAAAAAGGGTTCGATCAGATGCGTGAGCTGGATAAGCAAACAGGTTGGAGTCAGAAACTTCATCAAGATCGTTTCAAGTTTGTAGAAAAGTATAGAGAGATACTAGAGGAATACGAGGAGGAAGCGGAATGAATGTTCAAAATAACATTTTATCTGTTCGATTACACAGATGATTCGTTTAAGAAAGTTTATTTCCATCACTGGAATGATAGCAAGCCAGTTTTTACAAAAAACAAGAAGAGAGCAAAGAAGTATTTTGATGAAAGATCAGCAAACAAAGATATAGCGCAGTTAAGAAAAGTAGAATCACCATCTGCGAAAACATTATCTATAAAATTGGAGGAGAAATAATGAAACTAAAAGACGGATTCTACGCTAGTAGCTACGGCATCGGCGGTTTAATGCTAGATATGCCGACAAAGAACCCTAAAACACGTAAGAAACCAAAATTCAAAGTCGGTGACATGGTTCGCTGCGAAGCAGAAGGGTTCATCTATCCGTTTCGTGGATATGTAGAGCATCTCTATAATCACTCAGCAATCATTCATATTGAAAACACGATGGAATGTGACAAGTGGTTAGCGAAAAGCAAAGAGAATTTAGCTGTAGCGAGATTGGTGGATATTGAACTAATCAATGACAAATAAAAAAGCCGGATCGCTCCGACTGTTCTAATAAATTCGACAAGTTTATTATATCACATAAAGGAGCGGTTTGACTTGATGCAATTGTTACGAGAGGTAGATTTCAAACAGACAAGATGTAATGCGAGAGATGTGCTGAAGAACTTTCGGCGTTTGGAGCGGATGGCAGGTCGCTCTTTGATAGATATTAAGTCGCCGATTATTACGGATATGCCGAAGGCACCTAAGCACGGCAATAAAACGGAAGACGCGATCATTCAGATGATGGATATAGAAGCAGAAAGAGATGCGATTTTAGCAGCCTTGATGGCTCTTAGTCTGATTAGTCGTCAGATACTCTACTACAGCTTCTGTGTGCCAGATAGCTTCTCAAACTACAGGATTAGCCGTGAAGTGGGTTATTCAGAAAGAAGCATACAACGAATGAAGTCAGAAGCTCTGATAGAGTTTGCAGAAGCGTATAAACATGGGAAAATAATTGCTTATAAATAATTTGGCGGTTTTTTGGCGGAATGATGGCGGTTTTTAGCCATTTATCAGTGATATTATGATAGTGTCGAAAGATTAGGAAACAGGACTTCGGCAAAATAAAATGTAAGGGAGGAAATCTCCCTCATCGTTTAATTAAGCTTCGATAGACAGCAGCAAATAAACTAAAGGATGTGGGGGTCAGCTCCTACAGTTAGTTCATGTGTTGCTGTCTATTAATTGCAACTCTTTCGGTTTTATTGAGTATTTACTCAACTTAAAAAAACTGTTGTTTGTAGATGTAAGCTATGCCTATTTATACATAGTAAAAAATGATATAATAAAATATTACGAAAGGGGTGAGAGTGCATGGAAGACAAAATGTATTTAAGACAAAATGTTTTCACAAAAAAAGATATTGAAAATCAAATTAATGGATTTATACAGAAATTAGAAAATGCAAATTCTTATTTGATAAATAAGGAACTAAATAAAGCTTATGACCAGTGGAAAGAAGTATATGATGAGTTGAAATTGATTCAAAATGAAACAAAATTAGTACGAACGGAGAAAAAGAATGAAAATAGTTTCTTTTTTGATGGATATGCTATATTGATGTTGGAAACTGTAGCAAAACAAAATATAAAAGCTCCCAAAAAAGAACTATCTGACAATATTGATAACGCATTAGCCGAGTTAAGGTATTACGTTATGCAAATAAAAGATGTTAGGATCACTCGTTGAGTGGTCTTTTTATTTTACATAAAGGAGGTAACAACAATTTATAGACCATAATACTTAGAACAGAAGTATGAAGTAATCACTGTGCAAAATGGCAACGGTGAGATAGTACGAAAGTATAGAAGACCAATAAAGAGCGATACATATAAACGAAAGGAAAACAATGGAGTTATTCCTTTTCGCAGAAGGAGAAAAGTCAAATGAGAAACTACTGGTATGTATCACTAACAAATAAATACCCGCATCCAAATAATGATGATTCAGTGAGGGTTGTACAATCAGTCCAGATTAAAAAGAAATACTCCATTGTTGAAATGACCAGGGAAGCTACGCCAAAAGAGATTGATAAATGCAAACTTGTTTATTGTGGTCATGGTTTCTTTGATGAATCAAACATTCAAAATAATATTAACAAGAATTTGAGGGGTTAGAATGCAAATCGAAATAATGAAGTTGGCAGATTTGAAACCTGCTGATTATAATCCGAGAATCGAGCTTATTCCAGGAATGTATGAATACGAAAAATTAAAACAATCTATTTTAGAATTCGGCTTTATAGATCCGCCTATTTTTAATAAGCAAACTGGTAATTTAGTCGGTGGCCATCAGCGCGTTGCTGTGGCTAAAGATTTGGGTCTGTGCGAAGAGATAGAGGTATCAGTGGTAGATTTACCCCTTGATAAGGAAAAAGCTCTTAATGTGGCTCTCAATAAGATTTCTGGTCAATGAGAATGATAACAAAAATAAACACATTTATATTAGACGCTATATAAAATGTTTAATCGAGTTATATCAAAGTGGAAGTTACCAGCATATTTTAAAATCAAGAAAAGATGTATTTAAGGTTTTTAAAAATAGTTCATTAAAAGAAGCGGATTATATTTTTAATAAAGGTATAGACTCCGAGGAAAAAGCTAAACAGAAATTAGATGAATCTGATTTAGCTGATTATTTGTCCAACAAAATCAATTTGGAAAGTAATGAACAACTTTACGTAGATTTAACTAAAAGATTGATAAATTATCATGAAGCGATTGATAATTTCTCTGAAATTATTGGAATATATTTAAAAATAGAATGGGATAAAGCTAAAGAAGGAAAATAGAAAACAAAACTCAACTTAAAATGAATGTGAGGTGGTGTATATTGAATGGCAAGAAAACGTGATCCAAGACGTGATGAAGCCAAAAGAATCTGGTTAGAATTCAACGGAGAAAAGCAATTAAAGGATATTGCAGCTGAGCTAAATGTTTCAGATTCTCAAATTAGAAAATGGAAATCGCAAGACAAGTGGAGCGCTGAATTGAAAAGTAACGTTACCAATGACAAAAGTAACGTTACCAATCAAGGTGGCGCTCCTATTGGTAACCAAAATGCTAAAGGTAACAAAGGAAATAGCCGAGCCTCTCCGCCAGTAGGTAATAAAAATGCTCTAAAAACAGGTGAGTATGAAACAATATTTTTTGAGACATTAAGTGATGAAGAGAAGGACATCTATTCTAGTTTGAATGATGATCCTTCTTTTGCTTTATCTGAAGAAATACGGCTACTTAAGATAAGGCAACTTCGAATGATGAAAAGGATTCAACAAGCCGAAGCTGGTTTAAATGATGAAGAAGTCGAACGTCTCCAGCAACTGCGCAATATTAAAACACCACTTGATGTTGGTGGTAAAAAGCTTGAGATTAAGCGTGAAGTGATGCAAGATGTTCAAATCACTAGAAAAACACGTAGGAAGATAGATGATATTTTATCTATTGAAGATTCATTGACACGCATCAGCAATCAGTTGTCACGAGCTATCAAGCAGTTATCAGAATTAAGCGTACAGGGCAAGCGTGCTGCTTTAATGACAGCCCAAGCTGAAAAGCTAAATGCTGAAATACGAGAATTAAACGGTGGCGAGGATGAGCCTGAATCAACGGTTATCATCGATGACATTCCGTTAGTTGAAAGCGAGGTTGGTTCAAATGGCATTAATGGTCAAGAAACAGACTCAAATTAAAACTACGGACTTGATTAACCCGCATTTTTATAAAGTTTGGCATGCAAAGTGTCCTTATATTTTAATGAAAGGCGGACGTGGTTCTTTTAAATCATCTGTTATCAGTCTGAAATTAGCAACAGAAATGAAGAAACATACGCAAGCTAAGCATAAAGTAAATGTTGTCTGCATGATGAGTCAGCATAAGTATTTAAGAGATGCTGTCTATGAACAAATCAAGTGGGCACTTACTATGTTAGGGATATCGAAGGAATATCAATTCCGTACTTCTCCTTTGCGAATTATCCATAAACGTACTGGATCTAAGTTTTATTTTTATGGTGTTGATGATCCTTTAAAGCTCAAATCCAATGCTATTGGTGATGTGATTGCTTTATGGTATGAAGAAGCTGCAAACTTTGAGAGCGAAGAAGTGTTCGACCAAACAAACGCTACTTTTATCCGTCAACGGTCCCAATGGGTGGATCAAGTACAAGTTTATTATTCCTGGAACCCACCGAAGAATCCATATGATTGGGTTAATGAATGGGTAGAGAAATGCATACGCCTAGATGATCATTTAGTGGACCACTCGACTTATAAAGATGATGAGTTAGGTTTTACGGATCCGCAACAATTAAAGCTGATAGAAACGTATAGAGAAAATGATGAAGATTACTATCGATGGCTTTATTTAGGCGAAGTGATTGGTCTGGGTACGCTCATCTATAACATGGATCATTTCCATCCGCTTGATGAGTTACCAGATGATGATTACATCGTTCAGATTTGCTTTTCAATCGATAGTGGACACCAAATATCAGCGACTACCTGTGGTTGCTACGCTATTACCAAAAAGAAAAATGTCATTTTATTAGATACTTATTATTATTCTCCTGAAGGAAAAGTAAATAAGAAGGCACCTGATGAACTTTCTAAAGATTTGCATGATTTTATTGAGCGATGCCAAACAAAATACAATAAGTATGCCTACAAAATCACTATTGATTCGGCGGAAGGCGCTCTAAAAAATCAATACTATAAAGATTACAATGAGAGGTTTCATGCAGTAGCAAAAGCTAAAAAAGTGGATATGATCGATTATGTACAGAACCTCCTTGCACAAGGTAGGTTTTTTTATTTGGATACAGAAGCAAACAAAATATTTATTAAAGAGCATTGTGATTATCGATGGGATGAAGATACTTTACAGTCAGATGATCCAAAAGTTATCAAAGTTGGTGACCATACATGTGACCAGTTCCAATATTTTGTAAAAGATAATCTAAGTGATTTAGGACTGAAATGGTAGGTGAGAAAATGAGTATGATCCAGCGCATCAAAAACTTTTTTAAGAAAGGAGTGAAACGAATAGATATGAATTTGAATGGCAGAGAACTTGGTAAAATCACAGACCATCCTAAAGTTGATATTGATCCATATGAGTATGAGAGAATCGCTGAAAATTTTCGTTATTATGCGAATAATTTCCCAGAAATTAAATATATAACCTCTTTTGGTAAAGAAAATAAACGTCCATTTAATCCGCTGAATGTAACCAAGACTGCAGCAAGAAGATTAGCGAGTATCATTTTTAATGAGAAATGCAAGATTGCTTTAAGGAAACCTGACGATGAAGAATCAGACAGTTTAAAAGAAGCAAATACGTTCTTGGCGAAAACACTGTATAACAATAATTTTTATAATCTTCTTGAACTGAATCTTGAAAAAGGAATTGCTTCTGGTGGATTTGCTATGCGTCCTTATATCGATGGGGATAAAATCAAAATCTCTTGGATTAGAGCAGATCAGTTTTATCCTTTGCGTTCTAACACAAATGAAATCAGCGAATGTGCAATTGCTACTAGGTCAGTTCAAACAGAAAATGATACAAATTATTACTACACGTTATTAGAATTCCATGAGTGGGTAGATGGGAAGTACATTATTTCTAATGAGCTTTATAAGTCAGAATTGGAAAGTTCTGTCGGTAAACAAGTACCATTAGAAATTTTATATCCTGATTTAGCAGAGGAAGTCACCTTAGAAGGATTGAGACGTCCTCTTTTTGTTTACTTCAGGACACCTGGTGCAAACAACAAATCTCTAGAAAGCCCGTTAGGTGTTGGAATCGTTGATAATGCAAAAGAAATATTAGATACCATCAACAACACTCATGACCAATTCGCTTGGGAAATTCAAATGGGGCAAAGGCGTGTTGTAGTTCCTGCTGAGTTTCTCAAAACGGATGAAGCCCATCCGCCAATGTTTGATAGTGATCAAAATGTATTTGTAGGGATGTATGGGGCAGAAAGTGCTGGAATAAAAGATATTACTACGGCAATACGAACAGTTCAGTATAAAGATGCCATCGATCATTGGATCAAAGAGTTCGAGGTGCAAGTAGGGCTGTCGGTTGGTTCAATGAGCTACGCTGATGATGGTTTAAAAACAGCAACTGAAATCGTCTCTAATAACTCAATGACGTATCAAACACGCTCTAGTTATTTGACAATGGTTGAAAAAGCTATTAATGAATTAGTCCATTCGATTTTTGAATTGGCAGGTTATGCAGAACTTAATTCAACTGGAAAACCATTGTTTGAATTAAATTACGATGATTATAAAGTTGATATCAGTTTTGAAGATGGTATTTTTGTCAATCAAGATAAACAACAAGAAGATGATTTAAAAGCTGTGGTTGCTGGCGTGATGCCAAAGAAACAGTTTCTTATCCGTAATTACAATCTAAGTGATCAGGAATTAAAAGAATGGTTGGATGACTTGAAAGAGGAAATACCTTCCCAAGATGCAGGAACAGATGAACGAAATGCACAAGCTGCTATGTATGATGTAGGTGATTGAGTTGATTACTCCAGATAATATGCAAAACCAAGCGGATGCTATCACGAACATTTATTCAGAATTAGAAGATCGTATCTTTGATTTAATCATCAAAATGATGTTAAAGAAAGACCTTACCAAAGTGAATAAAGAAAACGTGATGTTATGGCAGATACAGCAATTAAACTATATGGGCGTTTTGAACAAAAAGGTCATTAATCTACTGGCTTCCTACACGAACTCTACTCAAGGTCAAATAGAAAAGCTTATCAAAGATAATGGCATTCAAATTATCAATGAGATTGATCAGGAACTGGAAAGAATGGTCCAAAAAAGCGTACCGGTATCTGATGATGTCAATCAGATGTTGGACTCTTTCTTACATCAAACATTCTTAGACTTGAATAATAATATTAATCAGAAGCTTATCACTACGAATTACAGCCAGAACTCAGCTATGAGAGCTTATCAGGCAATTCTTAAACAATCTACCCTAGAAACCTTAACAGGTCTCAAAACGCATGAACAAGCCGTAAGAGATAACGTCTATAAAATGGTGGATGAAGGAATTAAATCAGGATTCAAGGACAAGGCGGGACGTGAATGGACTCTTGAAGCATACTCAAGAACGGTAATTGAAAGCACAACGCATCGAACATTTAACGATTTACGTCTGAAAAGAATGCAAGATTTTGATTGTGTAACTGCTCTAATGAGTAGCCATCCATCAGCTAGAAAAGCCTGTGCCGATATTCAAGGTAGATGGGTTCTCACAGTTCCTAAGTCCAAAGCACCACCTGAATTTCAGCATTTACCGTCCATTTATGATCATGGTTATGGTGAACCTTGGGGAACTCAAGGAACAAACTGTAAACATATTCTTTATCCTGGTAGACCAGATGTTAATTCAAATAATCAGCCACAATATGATCCAGAAGAAGTGCAAAGAAATGCTGAGATCCAGCAGAAACAAAGAAGATTAGAGCGTGACATTCGCTATCAAAAGAAGCGTTTGTCTGCTGCAGAATCTTTAGGTGATGAAGTCACGCAGAAAAGATGCAAAGACATGATCCGTTTTAAACAAGGGAAGATTAGAGAATTAGTGAAAGAACATGATTTCCTTATGCGGGATTATAGCAGAGAACAGATTCAATCTTAATTTTTTGCCCTGAACATGGCGTTAAAAGGTTTATTTTTTATACTCTCGTGGTCGTTGCCACGTTAAATATTCGAAGGAGGACCAAATGAAAAGAGAACAATTAAAGGAACTAGGCTTATCTGATGAACAAATTGGCTCAGTCATGGCGCTACATGGAGCAACTGTTAATGAATTGAGTAGTAATGTTGCAGCTGCAGAGCAACAAGTAAATCAATACAAAGAACAGTTAGATGCCAATCAAACAGAATTAGATAGCCTGAAAAAAGCAGCAGAAGGGAATGAAGAACTAACCACTCAATTATCAGACCTTCAAGAAAAATACGATCAAGCAAAAGCTGATTCAGAAAGTAAGATTGCCGAAATTAAAAAAACATCCGCAATCGAACTAGCTCTTACTCAAGCAGGGGCTCGTAATATCAAGGCTGCCAAAGCTTTACTTGATAGTGAAAAGCTAGAATTAACAGATGAAGGAATCAAAGGGTTAGACGAACAATTAAATACATTGAAGGAAAGTGACGGATATCTCTTTGAAGGAGAAACAACACCGCCACAAAATCCCGAACAGAAAAAAGCAACGTTTCAAGGCAATCCATCAAATGCTGTCCCTCCTAATGATGAAACAGCGCAAATGATTGCTGCAATGACAAGCGACCTAGTTAAATAAAAGAAAGAAGGAAATTAAAATGCATAAAAATATTTTATCGATGAATCTGCAAATGTTTGCTGATAATGCAACTTTAAACTATGCAGAATCTTACCAACAAGCGCTACAAAAACGTTATTCAGAAAATGGGATTTTATATTCTCAAAAGCTTTGGAATTCCCCATCAAATAACCTGATCAAATGGGCAGGTGCAAAAACTGTTAAGCTTCCTAAACTATTAATTAAAAATGGACGGAAAGATCGAACACGCCGTTCGATTACAGGGGCTAGTGCCAACTACGAAAATCAATGGGAAACTTATGAATTAACAAATGAACGTTACTGGGATACATTGGTAGACCCTTCAGATATTGATGAAACGAACTATGTAACATCTATTGCTAATATCACCAAAGCTTATAATGATCTTGAAAAAATTCCTGAAAAAGACAAACAAATGTTTTCTTCTCTTTACACTTTGAAGAAAGCAAAAGATGGCGGTAAGGGAATCGTAGAACTGGAATTGACAACTGAAAATATTTTGACTCAATTTGATAAGATGATGACCGATATGGATGAAGCCGCAGTTCCAGCTGTTGGACGTTCTTTATATGTGACTCCAACTGTCAGCACTATTCTAAAAAATGCGCAAGGGTTACAACGTACGTTATCAGTACAAAATAATAACGGTGTGATTGATAGAGCAGTAAAACGTTTAGATGAAGTAACGATTGAACCAGCTGTTCCTTCTGCTTACATGAAAACTCTATACGATTTTACTACTGGTGCTGTTGCTGATCCAACTGCACAAACAATCCAAATGATGTTGATTCATATCCCTTGTATGTGTGCACCAGAAAAATACAGCTTTGTTGGTCTAGATAAACCATCTGCCTCAACTGCAGGTAACTACTTGTATTATGAACAATCATATGACGATGTCATTTTGTTTGAAACAAAAACGGATGGAGTATCATTTGTCGTAACACCATCTGCACCCTAATGCGCCCCAAAATCCAACAGGTAAATTTAATGGAGATGGATCAGTATCTGTCTCCTTTGATCCTGTGGAAGGGGCAAAATCATATGTTATCCATTACGCAAACGCTAATGAATCAGATCCACATAAAGCCAAAATGATGGGTTACAGTGAAAATAATAGTTGGACTTTGGCTGCAGAAAATGTTCCATCTTTAGTTGAAGGGGACAAGTTTTATTTATACGTACAAACCTTTAATGAACTAGGAGAAGGCTCAAATGAAATAGAAAAAGCTGAATTTTTAAATGAAAACAAACTTGGATCAGCTTGGAGTGAGCCGATTATTTTAACCAAGGGAGGATCTAATTAATGAAAGCTAAAAAAGCAAATCGAGTCGTTGAAGTTCTTACTGATACGGACAAAGAATTTTATAAAGCTCAAGGCTACGATATTGTAGAACTTGACGCATCAGGTAAAAAATATAATCTTGTAGAAGCGGCAACAGGTGGAAAAACTTACACAGTGGTTCAATACAACGCACTGCTTGATGAAAATAAGGCGTTGAAGAAAGAAATTCAGGAACTGAAACAACAACTTCAGCAATTAGAAAACAAAGAAGAACCAGATCGGGAAACTTTGAAAAAAGAATTAGCTGACTTAGGCGTTGAGTTTGCGCCTAACACATCGACTGCTAAACTTGTTGATTTGTTGAATGAAGCTAAAGGCTAAAACTATGAGTTATTTAACGTACGAAGAGTATGAAAAACTAGGTTTTAGTAAAATTCCTGATCAAAAAACTTTCGATGAATTAGAACCTTATGCTGAACGTCAGATTAATCGTTTGACTGCTGATTTCTACTTGAAAAATGACTTAATTCAAGATTCAAATGAATACAGGGTACAAAAATTTAAATTGGCAATGGCCACCCAAGTGGAATATCTGTTTTTAAATGGTGGGAAAACAACCTTACAAGAAATGCTTAGTGGTACACCAACTAGTGTCAGCATTGGAAGAATGCGAATTGAAGGTGCCAGTGTTGGTTCAGCCACATATGGTAGAACAATGGTTTCATCAGAAGCCTATGCAGAATTAATTTATACAGGACTTCTTTATCGAGGAGTGAATTACAAATGATTCCACAGATGCCAAAAGATTATTGTAATCAGTCCATCATTTTCAGACGAAAAAAAGGAATTGATAAATGGCAAAAGCCGATATTTGATGCTGAGGTTACAATTGAAAATATGATTTTTCAACCTCAAACGATTTATAGTGGTTCAAATAATAATAGAAAAGTGGTAGCTAATGCTATCGCTTTTTTATTTGCTGGAGTATCCACTCCATTTCCTGAAATCACAAAGGAACATGTAGGATCAGAAATCATATTTGAAGGTACAGCCTATACTTTGGTGACTATAGTAGATAATCGAAATCCTTTCAGCAACGAAGTTTATTCGTATGAATTGGAGGTTTTATAATGCTGCATATCAAAGTAGAAAAAAACGGTATAAATAGAAAACTGTCTGTTATGAACATACAAAAAGCTACTTTTTTTATGACTAATCAGATGCACATGGATATGAACTTGTATGCTCCAAAACGCCAAGGCCACCTTCGCAGTGATTCTTATGCACGGGAGAACCATATCGTTTATACAGTTCCTTATGCCAAGGCTCAATTCAGAGGCTTGATAGTGACGAAGTCAGGAAAAATTGAGCGAATTAAAAATTACACAACTCCTGGTACAGGAAGAAGATGGGATTTGCGCGCAAAATCTAAGCATATCAATGCATGGCGAAAAGCTTTCGTTGAAGGAGGGAAACTTTGATGGATCTCTTAGAAAGATTAGCTGATTCGATTGATTCAGTAGAAGGAATGCCAATGCCTTGTGTAATTGGATTTCTAGATGGAGAAGACACCCTTTGTATTTATTCTCTTCCAGGAAGTAGAACAATAGAAGAATATTTTGATGGTACAAAAGAAAGAGAAATGCTTTTTGAAGTGGGATTTAATACAAAAGATCAAGAAAAAGCAAATCATACTTTGTGGCTCATTTCTAATTATTTAGATGAGCTACCATCCTTAGAATCCAGCAATGAAAGTTTTAAATTTATTAGTTCAGAAATAAGTGATACTCCTTTTGCAAGTGAACAAGATAATGAGGGGCTATCTACTTATTTGTTAGATATAAAAATAAACGTGCATCAATTCAAATAATAGGAGGAAACATAATGAAAAATATGTCAAAAACAAATCAACAGCAATTTATGAAAATGCAGTTGCAATTTTTTGCAGGAGAAACAGGCAACAATACACACAAGGAATTTCTATTGAATTTTAAAAATAAAGTAGAAATTGACGTTTTAGGTCACACAAGTTTGGATGAAATTCAACAAGCAAACTTCGCTGTACTTGCAGCTGGAATCAGTACTATTACACCTGCAGCGGCAGATACCACTGACGCAACAGCTTATTATGATGGCGAAGGTTTCACTGATTCAAGCGTGACAGGTAAAAATATTACTTTTGCTTTATCAGGACACCGAGTGTTCGGAGATCCTGCACAAGATTATGTGGCAAAACATTTCTTGTCCATTGGCGATGAATTACGTACGCTTGCACGTTGGACAGATGCAAAAGGTAATAAAGTTCAATCTGTTGTTACTATGACAGCAATCGTTCCATTTGGGGGTGCTGCAAATGCAAAACAAACATTTAGCTTCACATTAGCATTCAACGGAAAGCCGGTCTTAGAAGAAGCGGGGGAGTAATTATCCCCACAAGCGTAACGCTTAATAAAACAATGTTATCGCTTGTTGCTGGGGCAAATGAAACTCTTACAGCTACCGTTTTACCAGCAAATGCTACGAATAAAAATGTGACATGGTCATCTAGCGATTCAACCATAGCTACGGTTGATACCAATGGGAAGGTTGTGACTGTTAAAGCCGGAACTACGGAAATTACAGTTAACACAGTAGATGGTAATAAGAGTGCTAAATGTACTTTAACAGTAACTGAATCATAAAATTAGACAGATTAGAGCAGGTTAAACCCCATTATGGATACCTGCTCTTTTAATTTGGAGGAAAAAATAATGGCTATCAATAATGTAATTGATTTAGATGCAAAATTATCACTAACTAAATCCGTAAAAATTGCAGGCAAAGTATATGAAATCACTATTTCTGATGAGGTTGATCAAGCTTTGATGGATTTAACTAGTGTAGATGTCCCATCGCAATTAGAACACCTGACAGAAAAAGCAGAGAAATTGGAAGATTTAGAAGATAAATCAACTGATAAATATAAAGAGTTTATTCGCCTAGAAGTTGCTAAATTGAAAGATCGCTCAATCGCTGCACTAGATAAAGTGTTGGGAGAAGGAGAAGGAACCCGTGTATATAAGAGTTACGGAAATAGTACAAAAGCATTATTAACTGTCATCGGTTTATTGCAAAAAGAGTTGGGTGAATTGATGATTGAACGTAAAAAAACCGCTGATAACTATTACAAAAACAAACATAAAAAGAAGTGATATAGGTGTTTGATTTGGTTGAGGATTTAGAAAATACACTAATCATTGAAGGAGAAGAATATAAATTTGACCTTTCCTTTGATGTGGTGATTAGATTCTATGAATTGCTAGAAGATAAAAATTTAAAATCATTTGAAAAAATTAATAAAGCTTTTGATTTGTTTTATTTTGATGCTAAAGCTCCCATTAGTGATTTTACTTTCGAACAGAAGCAAGCAGCAATCGAAGAAATAAGTAATTATATACAAAAATGTCCATACGGAAATAACAATAATGATCAGGAATCCGGAGATACTGTGCCGGAAAAACTTTATTCTTATTCTCAAGATGCTGGAGCGATCTATTCTTCATTTTTAGCAGATTACGGCATCGATTTATTAAGAGAAAAAGGAAGAATGCACTTCATCACGTTCAAAACTCTTTTATTTGGATTAAGCGAAAATACTCATTTTCAACGAATTTTATCTATTCGTTCTAGAAGTATTAATGGACTAGAAGGCGAGGCACTTACTAGCCTACTAGAATTGCAAGAGTACTATGCCCTTGATTCAGAAAAAACTGTAAATAATCTAGATGATCAACTTGGCAGTATGTTTGAAATGCTAGCTGCTCAAGCAAAAAAATAGAGAGGAGGTAATTAAAGAATGTCTGCAGATGCGACGATAAATATTGATGTCATGCTCTCTAACTTACCAAAATTTAAAACGGATGTTAGTTTTATCGATGAAATACTATCTAAATTAGGTGCAAATACCGGTAAACAAATGGATGAATCGTTTGCTTTAGAAGCAAAATCAGTCCAAGAACACGCAAATGCTACTAAGAAAAAAATAGATGATACTTTAGGAAAAACAACGAAAGTAAAACTTACGGCAGATAATACTGATGTCAAAGAAAAATCAGGGGAAGCTAAAAATCAAGTATCGAAGATTCCAGATAAAAAAAGCACAACATTCACAGCAGATGCTGTACAAGCTAAAACAGAGACCAGAGAACTAGGAGAAACTGCAGAAAAAACTGAATCAAAATTTGTAAGTTTAAAAGATAAACTTACTATTGGAGCAGTAGCGGGTGCGACTTCTCAAGCAGTTCAAGTTATTACAGGAAGCTTTACAGATTTAGTAGGAGAAGGTTTAGCAGCTTCTGATTCAATGGATAAATTCCGCTCTACTATGAAGCTCGGTAATTTTGGGGAAGAAGAAATTGATAAAGCAGCAAAAGCAGTAAAAAAATATGCGGATGATACAGTTTATGATCTATCAGATGTTTCGAATACCACAGCACAGTTAGCAGCTAACGGCATTAAAAATTACACTGAATTGACTCAGGCAGCCGGAAACTTAAATGCTCAAGCCGGTGGTAATGCTGAAACGTTCAAATCTGTAGCAATGGTCATGACACAAACGGCAGGAGCGGGAAAATTAACAACAGAAAACTGGAATCAGTTGGCTGATGCCATTCCGGGCGCTTCTGGCGTACTTCAAGAAGCAATGAAGAAAAACGGTGCTTTTACTGGGAACTTCCGTGAAGCAATGGAAAAAGGCGAAATATCTGCTGATGAATTCAATACAGCCATTACTGAATTAGGTATGAATGATGGTGCTATCGAAGCTGCTAAATCCACCTCAACTTTTGAGGGTGCAGTTGGTAATTTACGAGCCAATGTTGTTTCTGGAATTATGGACATTATTGATCATTTAGGAAAAGATAACTTGACTGGCATGGTCAATAAGGCTTCTGATGCAGTGGTAGGTGTATTTCAACACATTGCAGATGTCTTTTTATATTTTCAAAAACATGAGGATACTCTTACGAATATTTCCAATAATGTAAAAAAAATAGTTGGAGCCTTGTTCTCAGGGGCATGGGAAGAAGGTAAAGATTTACTTTTTGATATCGCTGATCTTTTTGGATTGGTTGATGATAAATCTAAAGCATTAAAAGATCCACTAGGCACTATAAATGAAATCATAGGAAAAATAGCAAAACATAAAGATGAAATAAAGCTCTTTGGCGAAGCACTGGTTATAATGTTTGCTGTTAAAAAAGGCTATGAATTCATTAAAATGTTAAAAGAAGCAAAAAAAACATTAAAGGAAATGACTGCTATTGAAACAATTACTGATTTTTTAGGCGGTGGAGGGTTCTCGTTTGGCAAAAAGGCAAGTACTAAAAATATAGGAAATGTGGGTGCTGAAATTGCTGAAACAATCTTACCAAAAGGTGGTAAAGGAGTCGCTACTATTGCTGATGATGCACTAGAGTCTGTTTCTAAACTAGGTGGGTTAGCAAAACTAAGTAAAGGAGTAAGCAAAGTGCTACCTTTTTCTGGGGTACTTGCCAGTGCAACTGAACTGTTGGGTAAAGGATCAGCTTCTTCAAAACTAGGGGCTTTTGGTGGTTCTTTAGGCGGAAGTGCGGCAGGAGCAGCTATTGGAACTGCTATTTTACCAGGAATTGGAACTGCAATTGGTGCAGGATTGGGTGGACTTGGCGGAACTGAATTAGGTAAAAATCTAGGGAAAGATATTGGCAAAGGATTTAAAAGCTATGCACCTAACTTAACGAACTTTTTGGGAGATATAGGACATGATATAACTAAAAAATTTAGTAAAAATGTAGGATCAAATGCAAAAGAGCTTTCAAAAACTTACACCAAAGAGATGGAAAAACTTAATAAAATAGCTGTCAAAACACCAAAAGGCGATAAAGAATTAAAAAAACAGAAAGCCCAAACGACTGAAATATTCAAAGATATGTCAGACTCTATACAAAAATATTATAAAAAGAAAGAAAAATCATCTAAAAGTGATTATGATTATTTCGTTAAAAATGGATTAATGACCCAAAAAGAAGCTGACAAAGCCCTAGCTAAACAAAAGAAAAATAATGATGAACAGAAAAAGAATCATCAAAAAGCTCTCAAGGCTATGCAAGTTTATTCTGGTGAACATTATGCCAATGTGGAAAAAATCGAAAAAGGTGGTACCAAAAAACTCCAAGATATCGCAAAAAAATATGGAAAAGATAGTAAAGAATATAAAAAAGAATTAAACAAAGAACTTGAAGAAGAGCAGGAAAAATATGCTAAAAACATGAGTAAAGCGCAGTCTAAGTTGAACGAGCAAATTAGCAAAGAAACGAAAATAGCTTCGGGAAAACAGCTAGATATTTTGCAGGATTTGAAAGATCATAAGGGCAAACTCTCTCATGAAGAAATGAAAACTGCTATCTTAAATTCTAAAGAACAACGTGACACGATCATTAAAGATGCCAAAAAAACAGCAAATGATTCAATAAGTGCCGCTGATAAAAAATACAAAGAAACTGTTGAAAAAGCAGACAAAGAACGTTATGAAAATGGGACTATGTCCAAGAAGCAGTATGATGAGGTTGTGAAACAAGCAAAGAAAGAGCGAGATGATGCTGTCGCAGCTGCTACTGAGAAAAGGGATAAATCAATAAAGAAAGCCCAAGAAACTCATAAAGAAGTAGTAGATCAAGCAACCCAACAGGCCGGAGAACACAAAGGTGCTGTTGATGGTGAAACAGGTGAAGTTGTAGGCTCATGGGATGAAATGAAAACAAACATGGGATCCATTGTTGAAGGTGTCGCACACGGTATTGGCCATTTGATACATGCATTGAACAAAGATTGGGGAAACGACCTCATTAAGTACAAATTCGGCGCACATGCAAAAGGTTCTAGTGGATTGACCGAAGACGAAATTGCTCTGGTTGGAGAAGAAGGATTCGAGCTTGCTCATCATCCATCTAAAGGTATTTTCCCTGTTGGTGTTAGCGGTCCAGAAATTCGTCCTCTGCAAGCTGGTACTTCAATTTTACCCCATCATATGTCTAAAGAATTCTTGGCAATGACAAAGGGGCTACCCGCACACAAAGACGGTGTCTGGGGTACTATCACGAATATGTTTGATTGGGTTAAAGATAAAGCTAAAGATGTATGGTCTTTCGTTTCAGATGGTGCCGGCAAAGCTTATGATACGATTGCTGATAAACTCGGTGTCTCTGACTTTTTAGATAACCTTGGTGATTCAGCTGAATATAAAGTTGCTGCAGGTGGTATCTCCAATATAAAAGATAAGATTATCGAATACGCAGAAAACTTCTTTGATAAGTTTAATGAAGAAAATGGAGGCGGCAGTTTCGATGGTGCAATGGCAGATAATGTCTATAAATATTTAGTAGATATTGCAAACCAAGCCGTTAGGAAATTCGGTATGAGTGGGATTACTTCAGGTTACCGACCAGGAGATCCATATTGGCATGGGAAGCATCAAGCGATTGATATTGCTTATCCATCAAGTATGAATGGTTCAAGCAAATATTTTGATCCTGCAAACTGGGTATTTGAGAATTTTTCTGATAAAGTTGGATATGTTATCACACAGGGAAAAGTGCGTGATAGAACTGGTCAATCAGGTCAACCAGCAACTGGTGCATGGGAGCCATGGCCAGATAATGATCATTACGACCATTTGCATATCACTGGTAAATTAGGATCAGGAGATATTTTCAAAGCAGGAGGCGGTAGTTCTCCTGCTGGTTCAGGTGCTGAAAGATGGCGAAGCCAAGTAATTGAGGCTGCAAAAATGGTCGGATTTCCAACAGATAAAGGGCATATAGACAGAATCATTAGTCAGATTCAAACAGAATCAGGCGGAAATGAGAAAGCTGTTCAAGGTGGTTATACAGATATTAATACCATTACTGGAGACTTAGCAAAAGGACTGATGCAAACAATTAGTGCTACTTTCAATGCTTATAAGATGCCAGGTCATGGCAATATTTTTAATGGCTATGATAATATCCTAGCCGGTTTAAGATATATCATGGCTCAATATGGAACAGGTGCTGGCTTCTTTGCAAATATCGGAATGGGGCATGGTTATGCTGATGGTGGAGAAATAAATGGTCCTGAATTAGCATGGATTGGGGAAGACCCTGCTTATCCAAAAGAATTTATGATAAATCCTGCTAAACCTTCTGCAGATGACTTGATTATAAAAGCGATCCGCTCGAGGGAACAATTTAGACCTGCTTCAGCAAATAATGTATCAAGCAATTCGAGTGGATTTTTAACAAGCGAAATTTCAGAAAGTTCACTTCAGAAGCTGTCTCAAGCTTTGAATAATCGTCCAGTTGAGGTAATTAGTCATCTAGACGGTAAGAAAGTCAGCAAAAGTGTAGATGAATATACTGGTTCATCATTAGCAAGAAAACTATATACGAGAGGAAAGAATTTCAATGGATGATAAAACATCAATATTTCTCCAATTTAGTACAGGTAAATTTGACTTACTAGCAAATTACCGAATAAAAATCATTGATATAAAAATTGGGATGCCAGTACCTAAAAATGAATTTTCTTCTTATGCAGGTTCAGTAGGAAAAAAGCTGCTGACACACTCATTTGATTCTTTTCCTATTACTTTTGAATTTGATTATTTTACAGATAATCTGAATGACCTTATTTTGACTGAAACAGAATTGAGAGAACTATTTAATAAAGAAGCTGAATACTACTTTATCTATACGAAAGAACCTGGTAAAAGATACCCAGTGATCGTTGAGAGTATGACTGTAACCAAAAAGGCATATTTTAAAGGAAATTGCGTTGTATCATTTTCTGCCTATAAAGGATATTCTGAATCGATGGCAACGACTTTATCTGATTTCAGTTTGGATGAGGATTGGCAGTTTTCTCAAGGCCTAGTTTCTGAAGACTTTAGTTATACACACAATACTAGTTTCTTTAAGATTTTTAATGCTGGCGGTTTTGAAATTGATCCGAGAGAGTCAGATTTACGTATTACCCTCGAAGGAGAATCAGAAGGAAATGTGACTATTTTCAATAAGACCACAGGCGATCGTTTCATTTATTATCCTTCTCTCTCAACTAATTTAGGGCAGACGTTAGTTTTGGATGGTGTATACCCAAAATTGAATGGTGTAAGTTGTGGTATTGATACAAACCATGGACTAATCACTTTAGCTGAAGGGGTCAATGAAATCGAAATTCAAAATATTACTAGAGTGAAATCTTCTTGGGATTTCCGTTTCTTGTATAAGTAGGTGATACTTTGAAAAACATATTAATACGTAATTATGAAGAAACGAAAGAGGAAATCCTTATTAACTACGATAAGGATTCTTTTTCTGTCTCGTGGCAACAAAATGAAACATGGGAGTTATCTGTTACTGTACCAAGGACAAAAGGGAATCAGATAACCTTCGACTTAATCGATTATGAAAACTATGTTGTATTTGACGGTCAACAGTACTTAATCAAACAGATGAGATCATATGCTTCTGGGAGCCAAATATATAAAGACATCGTAGCCACCCACATTTATTACACCATTCAAGATGGCCGACAGTATGATACTGTTTCCGGAACAAAGTCGATTAATGACCTGTTGACTCATATTTTTAAAGCAGGAAATCGTGGATTCAGTTGGGAAGTGGTGGATCCCAACAATGTATTTTTAAAGAAAGAACAGGAGAATTTTGGAAACGATAATTATTTAAATCTCATCAATGAAATTTTGGAAGATTACGGTGCTGTTGTGATACCAAACAATAAGCATTTAGTATTTTATCCCATTTCAGAATATGGAAATATAACTGAGCAGCAAATCCGATATAAATATAATACAGACGAAGTGTCTTTTGATATTGATACTTATGCTTTGAAAACACAAATTAAAGGATTTGGTAAGAAAAAAGAAGACGACTCATATTATTTTAATCCAGTTACTTATACCAGTCCCGAGTCACAGAAATGGGGAATCAGAATACAAGACCCAATAGAAGACGAACGTTACACTATTCAAAATAATATGATTGAATATCTAAAACAACAGTTACACGACTATCCAGATGTTTCAGGATCCGTAACGCTAAAATGGGCCGTATCTCTTAACAAAGGGGATAAGGTCCTTTTTGTTTATGAACCTTTGAATATAAGTACCTACATTCAAGTTGTGGGAATTACTGATTATCCAGCTATTCCTAATAAAGCGCCAGAGATTGTATTATCAAATACCAAGAAAACAATCACTTCAATACTGGCAAATCTTGCTAAGAAAGGACTGATGTAGATGGGGCTTGTTAAACTAATATCAAATAATATCGCTTTAAAATGGAAAGAAACATTCAATAAAAACGTTGATTATCTGAACAATCTTGAAAAGAAATTGTCTGATCAAGACAAATCAACGAATAGTCGTATTGATAATCTCGTGCTTCATTCAGGCGGTGATTCTCCTAACGAAGTGGTGGATGCACGTGTAAATAATAAGGGAGAAATCTTTGATACATTACACGAAAGATTATTAGAACATGAAAACCTGTCGGACGAACAAATTAGTGAATTAATTACAAATGCCGCTAGTCAGAAAGAACAAGTAGAGCAATTAAACAAAGCAGTCCAACAAATCATTGGAGGGTATAACGAACCTATCAGTATCTATGTTTCAAAGGATGGAAACGACCAGACGGGCGATGGATCTCAAGAGAAACCATTTCTCACGATTCAAACTGCTGTTAATTCGGTTCCGCTCATTACTACTTCATCTGTCACAATCTGGATTAGTGATGGGGTGTATTTGGAAGACGTACTTGTCAACGGTTTAACGTTTAGAACGTTTGTCATACGTCCTTTAAACGATACCAGAACATTAGACCCTCAAGTATCTGATTGCCCAGTAAAAGTTAGAAGTATTATGTTCGCAACATGTACTGGCTATTGTCAAATCGTCGGAATGCAGATCGTTGATGCTGCAAATTCTCCACTTTTTCAAGGAAGACAGTATGGAATTGTCAATGAACAGAGTGGCTATATGGCTATTAGTCAGTGTAAATTTGCGGAGAATACTAAATCATTGGCATATAACGCTGTATATGTAGGTGGGACTTCTAAGACGAATATGTATGGTTCAACAACATTCATTAATCAAGACATAGCTGTGCAAGTTCGTCTGCTATCAGAGTTTAGTGTGGGCGACTTGAAGGGTTCAGGCAATAACATTGGGGTGTACGTTGATGCAGCAACTGCTAGATATGCCAAGCCAGCTGTAGGATTTGCGACAACTGAAAACAGAATTATTGGTCGAGGATTGATTATCAACAATGGGCAGGTGTTAAGTTAATGGTTTATAAAATGAATGAATCGATCATTGTGATTCAAGCAGAAGCCACTAGTCCAAACAGGACGAATGTTGTTTTTTGGTCGCATGATCGAGGAGCAGCTAAGCTTCGAATGAAGTTAGTTCGGAAAAACGGCATCCCTCAAAGCTTACCCGAAGGGACAACTGTTCCGATTCGCTTGATGTTCAAATCTGCAACGGCAGAAGGGGGTTATGGAAAACATGACTATCTTGCCACCATTGAAGATCGTGTGAATGGCATTGTGTCTATCGTATTAGAAGATAATATTTTAGGATATGTCGGAAAAGTAGAAGGTAGCGTATATATTGATTTCCCAAACGACCGCTCGTTAGATACAGCTGGTCGTTTTACTTTTTACATCAAACGCAGTCCAATTGATGATAGTACGCGAGAACTAGAAGATTATTATTTCAATGGTTTCAGTCAGACCATTGATAAAATCGAAAAAATTCTAGCTGATGGAAAGCAAGAAATTGATCAGAAAATTGCGAAATCCGAAACGCAGATTGATGCGAAATTAAAAGACACAAACGACAAAATCACGAAAGCTAATCAAGATGTCGCAACTCTCAATACTAATATTGATAAAGCGAATGATCGTATTGATCAAACCAATCAGGAGATCGGCGATCTCGGCAAGCTGAAGAGGATGTACAGTAACAGCATCGACTTCGGGGGCTATGATTATTCGGGGAACCCTAATATTGCGCCTAATGTAGGTTTTAATGATTTTTACAACAATGGCTCTCAAACTGGTTACACCGCTAAAGATGGAGTAGACCACATTGCGGTTACAAGAACTGCAGATGCGCCTCCGGCTGGAAAACTATTAAACCTCCGCACATTGTTACCAAACAAAACTTATTCTCTCAGCGTTGATATATGGGCGGATATGGAAGTGCCATCTGGCGCGATATCTTGTAATATTCGATTAAGAGAGGGAACAGAAGTAAGGTCTGTTTGGGCGCTTATAAACAAACCTGTGGGTACCAATAGAACGACCTATAGCGTTACGTTTACTACAGCTGTTAATTTTGTGACTACAGAAGAGTCTAGAATATCTTTGTGGTTTAATGATTCAGCTGGTGCATGTACAGGCTATTTAGGCTATAACATCAAAATCGAAGAAGGCTCAACAGCCACCCCGTACCAGCCTAACTTACTTGATGCGCCGTATTATTTGAGTAAGGTGGCTTTGGGTAAGAGTATTGCAAACAAAGATGTGCAGTTTCCTATTACTACAACTGAATACTCTGTTTATTCAAAAGCCAATGTAGAAGACTACAAAGTTAACCAGAAATATGTAGTCACTATGAAAGCAACTAAACCAGCTACTCAGAGTTTTGTAGCTTACTTAGATTTGCAAGGTACAATTAAAGCTGGGAACTTAACGCCCGTTGAAGGTATGACAGACGTATGGCAACTAGTATTTACAGTAACGCAAGCTAACATAGACGCAGGCGCAGTAAGAGCATTGAATATATATCAATACCCTAGTGCAACTAAAGGCGCTGTTCAAATTGACTGGCTTAAGATTGAAAAAGGCGACACCCGAACCCCAAATATTAGTCAGTTTAAATACTTCGGTGAAGGATTGAAAGACAGCAACAATCCCAATGATTACAGTTGGGATGTCACACCTGAATATACTAAAAAAGGTTTGAGTGATTCTGTGAGCTTAACTGAGCCACAATCTGTAGATGGAACTAAGAACTTTTTAGAAACCCCTCTAGTTAATGGAAAAAATGTACTGGTAGAAGAAAAGCCGTTGCCTTATGAAGCGTGGCATTCAACAGGAACTGAACAAACTGGTATTTCTAATAAAGCTCGGTTAATTATTGGACCAGTAGCAACCACCATTGGAGCAAAATTGAATCGATCCATGAAGGAGAATCCGTTGTCTTGGAATTCTGGAAATTGGCAAGCCACAGCTAATCGAGACTGTACTTTGTTGGTAGAAGGGCTAGTTAGATATCAGTTTGGCGGATCAACAGCTGGCCAGTATGGTTATATTACTTTTTATAAAGACGATGCCCAAACTAGTTCTATTGGTTTTGCAGGTGGTGTTGGTATAAATGAAACTGCATTACAATGGAAGCATGGGCTTCACTTTAGTAGAATTTTCGCGTTGAAAAAAGGAGAGTACTTCAATATCACTTTTGAAACTCAGGATGGTAAGAAGTTAGATTTTTCTCAAATAAACACGCTGCACATTATGGAAATAGAATCTTAGATTAAAGGAGTGAAATAAATGAAAAACATTTGGAAATATGGACGTACTGGCGGAGAGTACGCAGGAAAAGTATTGGACGACATGCTTGTGTCCGTTCCCTACACGGATCAGCCACCGCTTGAAGGGATTCGTGCTGATGGCGAACCGCTAACGATTGCTGATCAGATGTTTGATCCTAAATTGAACCAATGGATTGTTTTAGCAAACGCACTGGATCACAACGATTTAAACAATCTCAAAGCGATGTATGAGTCGTTAGAAAATGAGAACGGCGATTTAAAACAGCTCAACGCCAAACTCATGCTAAACAATGTAGCAATTAAACAGGAAAATACTGCATTGAAAGAAAAAGCGGATAGTTTAGCACAAATCAATTCAAAAATGATGCTTGCTTCGTTACAAAATAGCAAAGACATTTCAGAAATTAAAGAGCAACTAAATCCAGCTTCAAAGGGAGGTGAGTAGTATGTTTAGTTTTAGCGATGTGAAAATGATGTATGATTGGGGCTGTTTTACTGACGATCAAGTTCGACTATTCGTTCCACTATGCATTACAGACGAAGAAGCAGATAAAATCATTAATAAAGATAAGAGCGCATCTTAAGTGATGCGTTTTTATTTAAGGTAAAGGAGTTGTCACATGATTAATTTAGGAGAATGGGGAACAATCGCAGGATCAATTACTGCGATTGTTTCTTTGATTTTATTAGTAATAAAACCAATTACTGCATCTTTCTCGAAGATTACTGAGACTCTTTCAAAAGTAAGCCACAATTTAGATTTGCTAACAAAAGATTTAGAAGCCAGCAAAAATGATCGACTTACGATACACGAAGAACTGAAAAGTCACGATGAAAGATTAGATAAGCATGCAGAAAAATTAGTGGAACACACGCAACAAATCAAAACTTTGTTTGGGGAGAGAAGAAAATGAATAATAAAACGTTCGAAGTACTAAAATGGTTCGCACTGGTAATTATTCCCGCACTAGCTACTTTCGTGGGGTTAGTTGGTAAAGCGCTCAATTGGCAGTACACAGATATCTGTGTTGTCATCATTACTGGTTTTGGCACGTTTTTAGGGAGTGTGTTGGGTGTATCAAATCGAACCTACAAAATGTTCTCGGCTGAAAGCGAAGAAGGAGGAAACAAATGAAAAAGAAAATTACTATTACTGCGATGAGCCTATTAACGGCTCTTTTTTTATTGCCGATTAATGGGTTTGCCTATACGATTAACAATGAATTTAATTTGGACCCAAACGAAGGTAGCTCACAAGTAGCAAATAACCAATATATTCTATTGCATGAAACAGCAAACGAAACTGCGACAGGACGAAATGAAGCGCAGTATATGCAACGTTCATGGACTAGTGCTTACACTGCTTACATTGTGGGAGACGGTGGAATTGTTTATCAAGTCGGACAACCTGGTTATGTGCAGTATGGGGCTGGTTCATATGCTAATGCCAACAGTCCTGTGCAGATTGAGTTACAACACACGCACGATAAAGCAACTTTTGAAAAGAACTATAAAGCATATGTTGAATTGGCTAGAGATTCAGCAATGAAATATGGTATTCCATTAACATTGGACACGCCTTATAACCAACCAGGAATCAAATCGCATTTATGGGTAACGCAAAATATTTGGGGCGATCATACAGATCCTTACGGTTATCTTTCTGAAATGGGCGTAAGTAAAGAAAAATTAGCATATGATTTAGCTCATGGATTTACCGATGAAAATCCGACAACTTCAGATGATAGACCAGTCATTGATCCAACTAGAGCAGGTGCAGCAAATCCTACGCTGACAGATGGAACAAATCACGCCCACATTGATCAGTTTGGGGAAATCGAAAACGCAAACTTGCATGTTGCTGGATGGCACATTGCTAACTATAAGTATGAGTATATCTTTATTATGGATTACAACACTGGCAAAGAGTTAGTGCGAGTAAATGCTAATGGTGTTTCACGCCCAGACGTAAACCAACCCTACGGCACTTATGGTAATGTTGGCTATCATGTTTCTTTCAATATGCGTAATTTTCCTAACAAGAAAGTATATGTTATGATGCGTGCAACGAACGATCCGAAAGGTAACACGCAAGGCGGAGCGCAAGATTTCCATGACAAACGATGGTACTTGAATATTTCACAACGATAAAAATAGCCCCTCGATGAGGGGCGGTACATAAATTATATAAACTTTATCCATCCCAAACCTTTAATTTTAGGCCAAAGAAGTTTTAGTAACACAAGAAAGTTAAAAATAATGAAAATACCAAAAATAAGAAATTTCATAATATTGTCAGCTTTTAAAATAAACATATCCTTAAAAGGATTTACCCAATCAGAATATCTCACTGCTTTTAAAACTAGCGAAAATAAAAATAAATCTACAAAAAAGAACAAACTAAAGGAAAGAGTAGGGTGTTTCTGTCTAAGCGTGCATTGGCATTCTTCTTCTTTTTTACAAGTACAACTTTTTAATTTTAGTCCCGTCAGTTTAGAGATGGCGTTAAAAGAAATAAATACAATCAATATTAAAGTGATTGACGACAAAGAAACATACATGAGAATTTTAGAGATAGGAGTTTCCGCTAGATTATCACCAATAGCGCCAATTTGTGATAATCCACCAAAAACAGCAAATATAATTGTTGAAAATATTCCCATCATGCTAAGAAAATCAATTGTCATTTGATTATATTTTTCTTGATTTTCCTGTGCTAATTTTTGTGCCTCATTGAGTTCATCTGTCAATTCTTTTGTAGATGTAGTAAGTAAATCGATTTTTTTCTCATAACTGGAGTTATCATTTTTTAATGCTTCTAAAATTTTTTGCTCAGAGTCCAGTCCACTATCGAGCGTTCTTAATTTTTCTTTTTGTTCGCTATAAAGGCTGTTTTTTTGATTCAAAGCTAGGCTAAGGTGTTCTTTTGTTTTAGCCAAAGCTGAAATAGCAATTTGATCAGATTTTTTTAAACTTCCATTTTCTTTTTTAGAGATAAATTTATCTATATAAAACCTTTCGAGTAGTGTGATGAAAACAGCTGTAGCTTCATTATCAACATCATCTTTAAAAATAAGTGTGGTTAATTGCGCATAGGGTAAAGCTGCAGGATTTATTTCACTAGCTAATGAATATAGTTTCTCGAAATCAGTTGTCAAATTATTTGGTCAACATATTTATATTCAACATAATTTGTGTAAATATCTTGTAGTGTTGAAACAAAAAAAGCAGAATCACTATAAATGTAACTCTGCTCTAATTTTTGTATTTCATTTTCATCAAGTAGTTCATCGTTCATTTGCTGCATTTAACAAATCCTCCACAGTGTATGATATGTTGCTACGTCCGTAGACAATATGTTCTTTATTATTTTCCCAGTGCGCGTGGGAATGACTTTCATCTACTAAATCAAAAACATTTTCTTTTAAACGGGCATCAATGATTTTATTTAAAAAAGTATAACTGTCATTCTCATTTTTTCGTTCGAATATTTTAGATGCGCCATATATACTATAATCTTCATAAATATCTTTCACAACAGGGCCGTATCTCCAAACAAAGAATTCTGAATTATACTGTTCTTGTAACCAGTCTTCATTTATAATTTTCTGTTTAATACCATCAATCAATGTGAAGTAGAGTACTTTTTGTAATTGTAGATTTGTTATGCCTTTGCCAACACCTTGAGCACGAGCAATTACATGATCAGCTAAATCTCTCATAGGCATTTCCTCTTCCTCCATTCTAAAATAAAATTCTAACATTTTATAATAATGTTAGTTTAAAGTCAATAGTTAACTTTTCTACAACCTAAGTATATCAAGCGAATATATTAAAAGTAAAGAGAAATAATGTGAAAACTCCTTCTTTATTATAGTTTATTTTTCTTGATATTATTTCCCAAATTAATCACAAGTTTTTCTCTATCTTCAATTAGCTTCTTTAATTCTTCCAAATCCTCAAGAGTAGCCTTGTTTCTAATAAAACCACGAGCAGTGCTGCGATGAGCTAAATAGGTTCGCTTTATATATTGACAACTTTTTTTGTTCTGCTATTAACTCTTTTAAATGTTAACCCTACTTCTTTGTATTAAACCGCATATTGAATATTTATCCTTGTGTTAGCATTACATCCATGTTATAGTAAATAAGTAATCTAATTTGAAACGTAATCTGAGCGATATATTCACACTATAAAAACTCCTTTTACAAAGTAATATTAATTGCAACAAAACACGTATTATATACGTATTAGGAGGAAATATATATGAATAACGGTACAGTAAAATGGTTTAACTCAGACAAAGGTTTTGGATTTATCACTGGAGAAGATGGAAATGACGTATTTGCACATTTCTCAGCGATCCAGGGAGAAGGCTTCAAGTCTTTAGATGAAGGCCAAGCAGTTACTTATGATATTGAAGAAGGTCAACGTGGCCCTCAAGCAGTAAATATTGTAAAATAATGTTGAACTTTAAACACCTCATTTGAGGTGTTTTTTTATTTTAAGCTAGATACCGTAATTATTGCTAGCAATTTAGAGTAGTTCGTTACTAATTAAGGAGCAAATAAAATTATTATAATATAAAAAATTAAGCAAATAATAGACTAAAAAATAACTATGTGAGATAATAAACATAGAAAAAAGCTTCAGATACTCCCTCACCCTAGAGTCTTTCCCCAAAAAGATAAGTATCTGAAGCTTTTTTCTTTTTATGACTTGGAAATAATAGCATAAAATAATATATTTTACAAAGAATAAGTACAATCTAGTTATTTGCTATTAAATGTGTAATAATAAATATGCCATCACAACATGAAGAATGAAACCCATTATTATCTAGTCTATGTCCATTCTTTTTGTTTGCAGTAGTTGTGATGGCTTTCCGTACTTAGCTCAGTTGGTCAGAGCAAACGGCTCATAACCGTCCGGTCGTAGGTTCGAGTCCTAAAGGGTACCTTAATGTAGCCATTTGAATCGTTATGTGTTAGAATTTTTTTGAAGAGTATTATACAAGCTAAAGCTTTTCTTCATTGCCACTCAAATGAGTGGCTTTTTTATGTATCCTTTTATGGATTAATGAAAGGATGTTTCACATAGTTATACTTCTGTATATTTGAAAAGTTTTACTTTGATTTTTAAATGGAAAGACATTTGGGTTATATTGTGAGATAATAATAAAGAAGAGTTTAAAGCGTTCCCCAAAAACCACTCTCCCATAAGTGTGTTACGCTTTAAACTCTTTTATATTTGAAGCCATTAAAAAGCATACCATATAACTGTAAAAAATAATGGGAAAAAGACTTATAATTGGAGTGATAGTTAATTAGTGACTTATTTTTGATTTTATAGCACTGATACTATAAAATATAGATATCATCATATTACACAATCTTAATACTAACTTAAAAATATCTCCTTTTATAAGTATGGTGATAAAATCCGTTCCGGGCTACCTTTTTAGGTAGCCTACTTTAATCTTTATATTTTTCAGGATCAACAAAAGTATACTTTACATAGTCAAATCGTTTATTTTTTGCTCTAACATCTGGAACATTTGTCACTACATCAAATAAAAAATAGGCATCTAGGTTCATTCTGGTTTTTGCTGCCGGAATTTTAAAGTAGTTCTTATTAGAATAGTAGAGATTGATTAATAAGCTTTCTTCGATTGCTAAAAAGAAAACTTCTGAATCCCATACTTTATAAAAATCTTTGATAAATCTATTCGAAGGATCAAATTTAAACCATAATTGTGTCTTTCCTTCTATTAAAATATCTTGGTTATACGCATCTTCTTTGAAATTTAAGGTAATTGATATGTATCCCGACCAAATATTAGGGTTGTTAGAAATTAAAGATCCTAGTCCTAGTGATAATAAAATACCAGATAATTATACAGCGCAACAGTATATTGAAGATATTTACAATGTTAGATCTGAAATACAAAGAGTTCTAGATAGAATTGAAAATGAAATTGGTAAGATAATGATGGAAATGGAAAGATCGTGATAAAGTTTTTGTTACTATTTTTAATAATGCAGCAAAAAAATATTGCCACCATTTTGCCACCGATGACTGAAGTTTTCTCAGGTGTTTTGAAATGACCTAAAGATAGAAGAGATTATTTAGTTCCTTTATAACCTTTAATACTAGAAGCTTAGAGACTATCTTAGATTAATAGAGAATAGTACAGTTAGATTATTGCGAAAAGAAGCCTTCATGGCCGTTCTGAAAATGGATGAGGAAGAAAGTAAGAAGTAGCAAGGAATTTAGGAGTTTCTTAGCTTCCAAAATTTGTGAAATTCAAAAATATTCGCCCTATGTTCGCCCAAGTTTTTACTTGGGCGAATTTTTTGCATTTTAAATCAAAGATCTTTTCAGACGTTGGGCGAAAATATCAACAGCTTCATTTTTCATTTTTTTGGTTACATGTGCGTAAGCATCCATAGTAGTAACTAATCTAGAATTACCAACTCGAGCCTGGATTTCTTTTGGGTTTGCCACCGGATTGTTACCGGTGGCTTTTTTTGGTAAAATTCAAGAATTTTTTCTTAAATTCTCCATGATATCTATCGTTTCAGTTTTTATCTTATTTGTCACATGAGAATAGGTGTACATCTAATAATGCCTTGGATACCTTGGAATCAGTGGATGAGTTGGAAACAACTTTGGATTAATAAAAAGAATCAATGTATAAACTGAGTTATGCCGTTTAAGTTAGCGCAGAATCCCTAGCTATTTAAAAAATGGTTTGGCTAAGATCTCTCAAAAAGAGTATTTATTCAAATAACTTTTTAGAAAAATAATTAGGCTAGAAACAAAAGAAGCCAGCTACAAGAGCTGGAAAAGTTAATTTTTTGTATTCAGATAAATTAATATACAAATAAAAAATACTATCGAAAACACTAACCCAACTAAATAATTGGATAAAAAAAGGGGATCAGAATCTGAATCATCCCAAATCTTGATCATGAAATAGATAAATGGGAGGAATGAGACGACCAATAAACAATCTTTTTTACGCCATATTTTCAAACAACTTAGAACAATAATTTTATATGCACAAGTAACCCAGAATAAGATTTTACTAATAAATAACAAAGTTATATCCTCTTTATTTTTTCTCTTTCCCAATATATTTATTTTATCACTATTTATTTATTATGAGAAAGAAATGAGACTAAGGGGAGAAGTCACAACAAAGTTTCTGAAGAAGAAATATAAAATGGCAAATCGGCGTGTTGTTAATGCGAGTGAGGCTATTCGTAAGTTTGGATTTCTATATTAGATAATGATCGTCAATGGGAGGGAACGGAATAAAAATAAAAGACGGATTTTACGATAGTAGTCATGGTATTGATGGTTAAATACTAGATATGCCGATAAAGTACCCTAATTAATTCGGATTGAAAGAATGATGAAATGCGATAGACAGCAACGGTTGAAAAATAGTAAGAACAATTAGGAAGAGTTGAAATTCACATCCTTGTTTTTACTATTTCCGTTGCTGTCTATCAATTTATAAACATCAAAGTTATGTTTACTTAAAATATATCAATTGCTTATTGTCAAAGATAAATATAATACGCATCAGCTTCCGAAGTAACAGAATTTACCTTATGGAGTCCTTCTAATTTGATGTGGAGTTCATTGGCAACTTCTTCAATATATTTGTTAAATATCCTATTTTCTAATTTTAAATAATTAGCAATCTCTATAGAAATAACTTTTTTACGTTCTTTTCCTATAAACTGAATATTAAAATTCCTTATAACGTTGTTTCTATCACTTTCATTAGGAAAGCTACTTCTCATTGATACATATTTTTTTATAGATGCAAGAGTGCTTTTTATCATTTGAAATTCATCCATAACTTCACCTTCTCTAATTATTTTAATTTTAATTTAATTATACATGATACTTTTGTTTTTAGCCATTTTTTTGCTGAAGAGAAGATTGAGGTCATTATGCAGGAGAAGAATGAAGAGGCAGCTAATTAGTCAAATGAAAAATTTGATAAAACAAATCAAACACAGATTACAATAAATGGTCGTTTTTGCAGTTTGATCGTGTAAGATTTGTAAAATAATAAAGCTAAGATAAGCACAGCGGTTTCTAGTAAGGCGTATTATGAATTGATCCACAACAAGATAAATCAGAATTTTATTTAAATGAGTAAAAAAAGAGAAAATAAGGCACTTAAAGTCTAGCGACTACCGTTAGGGGAAAAGATAAAAAGATTCTTTTCATATTTTTTAGTTACATAGACATTCAGAAAAAAAGACAATCAA